GCATCCAACTTTAAATCATGTAGCATTATTTTTTGAAGGTGATGTTATTCATCATTTAACCGATAGACTATCTTGTAGAGAGCCTTACTCTGAATGGTTGTTAAAATGTACAGGAAAGAGGTATCGTTATGTTTCGTAAGGTAAAACTCTACGGCAAATTAGCAGAATTTGTTGGTCATAAAGAATTTGAAGTAGACGTAAATAGTGTTGGAAAAGCTGTGAGTTTTTTAATACATAATTTCCCAGGATTAGAAGCACACATGAGTCCTCAGTATTACCAAGTAAAAGTTGGTAATTATGAAATAGATGAAAAGGAAATACACTATCCAGTTGGTCAAGAGGATATACATTTTGTGCCAGTTATAAGTGGTTCTGGAGGAGGAACTAGAAAAACATTATTGGGTATAGCTTTAATTGGTATAGCTATTGCACTTCCAGGAGCAGCACCTGTCCTTGGATTTGGAGGTTTTACAGCAGCAGGAACAACTGCTATGACCGCATTTACAGCAACTTTAGCTAATATCGGATTAGGTTTAACGCTTATGGGAGTAAGTGAGATGTTATTCCCTACACCACAACCCGAAGAATTTGAGTCAGAAAATGATCCAAGATTATCTTTTGCTTTTAGCGGAATACAAAATACATCAAGAGCAGGAACTCCTATACCAATAGTTTATGGTGAAATATTTACAGGAAGTGTTGTAATAAGTGCAGCGATTGACACTAATCAGGTGGAAGCATGATTGACAAAACTAAAATTATCAAAGGATCAGGTGGCCCTCCTCCTCCACCACCACCCCCATATCGTGCTCCCGATACTTTAGACAGTAGAAGTTTTGCTACAATTCAAGATTTAATATCTGAAGGAGAAATAGAGGGTTTTGCTAGTGCGTCAAAAGAAGGTCTTACAAAAGATACTACTGCTTACAACAATGCAGCATTGAAAGATGTTTTTCTTGATGGTACTCCAATACTTCGTGCTAACGCTTCAAGCAGTAGTCCAGCATCAACTGATTTTAATTTTCAAGATGTAACTTTTAAATCAAAGTTTGGAACGTCAAACCAAACTGCGATGAGTGGAATTCCTTCTGAAACTAGATCACCTGTAGCAGTAGGAGTTACAGTTACAACCACTTCTCCTGTTACGAGACAAATTACTAATACAGATGTAGATGCGGTAATTATTACGATAACTTTTCCTCAATTACAATTATTTACTGATAATGGTGATATAAGAGGTACGAGTGTTGATTATAATATTCAAATTCAATATCAATCTGGCGGTTTTTCAAATACTACAACTGAGCCTATACACGTTAGTGGTAGAACTGCTGATGCTTACCAAAGAGATCATAGAATTGAGTTTGATAAGACTAAAATAAATGCTGGAACTGCATTTCCTATAGATATTCGTGTTGTTAGAGTTACCAGTGATAGCGACTCAGGTTCACTAGCAAATACTTTTCAGTGGACAAGTATTCAAGAAGTTATTGATAATAGTTCTACTTATCCTAATAGTGCTTATGTTGCTCTCCGAATGGATAGTAAACAATTTAATCGTATTCCAGCTAGAAAATATCGTATAAGAGGAATAAAAGTAAGAATACCAGGAGCAGGAGCCTCTGGAACTGGTACACCAACAGTTGATATTCAAACGGGAAGAATTGTTTATCCAAGTGGCTACGTTTTTAACGGAGTAATGCAAGCAGCAACCTATACTAATTGTCCTGCAATGTGTTTATTAGATCTTCTTACAAATAAACGTTACGGATTAGGTGATCATATAGCTCCAGATCAATCAACTGACACAACTACATATCAAAATTTAGATTTATTTAGTTTTGTAGCAGCTAGTAAATACGCTAATGAAGAAGTAGATGATGGAACGGGATCTGGAGCAAAAGAAGCTAGATTTAGTTGCAATGTAAATATCCAAAGTCCTAAAGAAGCATTTGCAGCAATAAATGAGTTAGCAGGTGTAATGAGATGTATGCCAATATGGTCTGCTGGTAGCATAACTATATCTCAGGACAAAGAAACTTCAGCTAGTTATTTGTTTAATTTATCCAATGTAGGAATGGGAGGATTTAATTATTCGGGCAGTAGTTTAAAGCAAAGACATTCTGTTATTTCAGTAAGTTATTTCAATATGGAGTCCCAGGAGGTTGATTTTGAAGTTGTTGAAGCAGATCAAGCGACACAAAATAAGATAGGTATAGTAACAAAACAAGTAAAAGCATTTGCTTGCACATCTCGAAATCAAGCAGCAAGACTTGGAAGAGCAGTATTATTTGCTGAACAAAATGAATCAGAAGTTGTTAACTTTACCACTTCTATAGACTCTGGAATTGTCGTAAGACCTGGTTCTGTTATTGAAATAAACGATCCAGTAAGGGCAGGTGCAAGAAGAGGAGGCCGTATTGTATCCGCAACAACCACTGCGATAACTATTGATAGTCTTTCTAGTACAACTGTGCCAAATTTAAACGATGCTCCTACATTATCTGTAATCCTATCTGATGGAACGGTTGAATCAAGAACAATTTCAGCAATCAATGGAGCAGTATTAACAGTTAGTTCTGCATTTAGTTCTGCTCCAAATGTAAATGCACCATATCTACTTTCAAGCACCTCTTTGAAAACTCAATTATTTAGAGTAATACAAGTAGAAGAACAAGAGGGAAGTAATTATTTAATTTCAGCTTTGACTTATGTAGAGGGAAAATATGCGTTTATTGAAGACGGAACTGCATTACCTACAAGAACAATATCTTTATTAAATCAACCACCAGTTTCTCCAAGTAGTTTAACAGTTTCAGAACAAACAATAGTTATTAATAACATTGCACGAAGTAAACTTATTGTTGATTGGAAACCTGTTGATGGAGTTACACAATATCAAGTTAATTATAAATTTGAAAATAATAATTACGTTTCGCAAGTTGTTTTTAGTTCTGATTTTGAATTATTAGATACTCCTGTCGGTGAATATACTTTTCAAGTCTTTTCATATAATGCTGCACTAGAATTATCAGCTAATCCTGCAACTGCGACTTTCACTGCTGTGGGAAAAACGGCAGTTCCAGAAGATGTGTCTGGTTTAACTATTGAACCGATTAATGAACAATTTGTGAGACTAAAATTTACACAAGCAACTGCTACAGACGTTTTACATGGTGGTCGAGTTTATGTAAGACATACAAATAAAACTGGGGGTGCTGCTACTTTTCAAACTGCACAAGATGTTATTGAGGCTGTAGCTGGAAATGCAACAGATGTCATAGCTCCTGCTCTTGCAGGAACTTATCTCCTTAAATTTCAAGATGACGGTGGTAGATTTAGTTCTAACGCAACAAGCGTAGCTTTATCTATCGTTGATATTCTTGATTCAATTACGGTAAAAACTGATAGAGAAGATACTGATGGAACACCATATAACGGAACTAAATCAAATGTAGTATTTGACTCAACTCTCGGTGGACTAAAACTTACAGATCCTACAGCAAATGCTACTGGCACTTACGACTTTGTAGATACACTTGATTTAGGAGCTACATTCTCACTTGTCTTAAAACGACATTTTCAAGGTGTTGGTTTCTATGTGGGAGATCAATTTGATAATAGGACAGACAATATAGATACCTGGACAGATTTTGATGGAACTGTTGCTAATGATGCAAACGCAAAAATAGCAGTAAGAACCACAACTGATAATCCCAGTAGTTCACCTACATATTCATCTTTTAATGATTTTGCCAATGGTACATTTAAAGGCAGAGGATTTCAGTTCAGAATTACTATAGATACTTCAGACACAGCACAAAATATGAATCTTCAGCAAGCAGGGTACACAGCAACTATGCCTTCAAGAACTGAACAATCATCTGTTATTGCATCTGGAGCAGGAGCAAAAGCGGTTACATTTACAGCACCATTTTTTGTTGGAACATCTGGTCTCGGTAACTTAAATAGTTTTTTACCTTCTGTTAATATTTCTCCACAAAATATGGCATCAGGCGATTATTTTGAACTTAGTAGCATATCTGGAACTGGTTTTACAGTTCACTTTAAAAACTCAAGTAATGCTAGTATTGATAGGAACTTTACCTATAGTGCTGTTGGTTTCGGAAAATAGTATTTAACTGTGGCTGACGTTACAAATTACACAATCGAAAATGCTTCTGGAGCGAACGTAAGAACTGATCTTAACAATGTTTTTGCTGCGATCCAATCAAGCAATTCAAAATCATCTGATTTAGCTACAAGTCAATGTGTTGCTGGTATGCCATTCTTAAATACCACAACAAATATTTATAAAATAAGAAACTCAAGCAATAATGGATTTACTGAAATAGGAAATATTGACCAAGCTAATTTAGGTTTACTGTCTAAAGCTGGCGGTACTATGACAGGTCCATTGCTTATAGATGATTCTAGTAGTGCATCTACTCCAGCATTAAGTTTTGATACGGATACTGATTTAGGTTTATTTAGAAAATCTGCAAATATTATGGGATTTAGTTCATCTGGAACAGAGCAGATGACATTTGATGCTAATGGCATAACTTTGAATACACAAAATGAAATTAGATTTGGAGATGCTGATAGCAGTAATTATGTAGGAATAAAAGCTCCATCAACTGTAGCTTCAAACAGAACTATTACTTTACCTGATGAAACAGGAACTTTAGTTACTTCAGCTTCAATAGTTAGTCAAGTTGGAGGACAAAATCTTACAGGTTTGCATACTTTAACTCCTGCCACCAATAATGCTTATGACTTGGGATCGTCTACACTTAGATGGGCTAATTTATACATAAATGACTTGAATTTATCCAACAAAGGTCATAAAAATGACGTTGACGGAACGTGGGGAAGCTATACTATACAAGAAGGAGCGGAGGATTTATTTTTGATTAACAAACGCAATGGCAAAAAATATAAGTTTTCTTTAACGGAGGTATCATAATGAGTATACATTTTGCTGACGGTACAACACAAACCAGTGCTGCGGGAGGAAAAATCCTTCAAGTTAAAACAGATCAAGAAACTACCCATACTGCGTGTACTCCAGATTCACAACTTGTTTTTAAGGATATACCACTAAGTGTGTCAATAACACCTAGTTCAAGTTCAAATAAAATATTAGTTAGTTTTGTGTTGTTTGGTGATTGTACAGGGAATGATTATTCCCATTATTTTAGAGTCAAAAGAGCTATATCAGGAGGATCAACTACTTTTATAACAGCAGCAGATCAAGGTAATAGAACTGGCACATTATTTATTGGAGGTATGGGTAATGATTCTACTGGTGGTTCTACACCAACACAAATAACAATGAGTGATTATTTAGATTCACCTTCAACAACCAGTGCTATAACTTATACAGTTCAACATACAAGTCACGGTTCACAAACATTCGACTTAAATAGAAGTACAGATACAAATAATCAAGATGCGCATGAAGATGGTATTAGTTGGCTTACTGTTAAAGAAGTAGCAGCATAAACAAATTAAAGTATGGCAATTATTCCAGGGAAAAAAAATTTTACTGTTGATAGGAGAGCAGACTTTCCTATTAGATTGACATTTAAAGATTCCACTGGATCAGCAATAAATTTAACTGGATATACTGTAGCTGCACAAGTTTACGATGAATCACGTTCCACAAAATATGCAGATTGGACAGTTGCATATACCAATAGAACAGGTGGCACTGTAGATATTTCTCTTTCAGATACACAAACAGCTACTTTTACTCCAAATATTTTATTTTATGACGTATTATTAACAGAACCAGGTGGTAGCAAAAACTATTATTTAGAGGGTAAACTATTTATAAGTGAGGGTTACACAGCATGAGCACTCCTAATTCGGTTACTGTTAGTCAAATTTCTGACGTAACTACAGTTGAGATTACAACACAAGGTCCACAAGGTCCATCAGGATCTATTAGTGGTCTAACTTTTGATGTTTCTGCAAAAGTTGAGGGATCAATACTGTATTATGACTCCACATCTGGTAACTTTAAAGCAGACACTACAACAACTAAACTTACACTCGTAGATGGAGGTAACTTCTAATGGCTAACACGATCAGAATTAAAAGGTCTACTGGATCATCAAACCCAACGTCATTAGAAAATGCTGAAGTCGCTTTTAGAGAAGGTGATGAAGTTTTAGTCTATGGTACGGGCACAGGGGGGTCGGGAGGTTCAGCTACAAGTATTATTCCTATTGGTGGTAAGGGAGCATTTTTTGATAAAGCAACAGTAAGAGGAGCTAACTTAGTATTATCAGGACCAACAACAGGTAGTAATGCTGCACCAACATTTCGATCTCTTGTTGTCGCAGATATACCAACGCTAACAGCATCTAAGGTATCTGACTTCGATACTCAAGTAAGAACAAATAGACTTGACCAATTAGCTAGTGCAACAAGCACTATTTCTGGAGTCACGCCTACAGCCGATGCTCATTTTGCAACTAAGGGCTATGTAGATTCTGTCAGTGAGGGATTAGATGTCAAAGGCAGTTGTACTGTTGCCACAACTGCAAACATTACCATTGCAACTGCTTTAAATAGTGGTGATTCTATTGACGGAGTAACTCTTGCAAATGGAAATAGAGTACTTGTTAAAGACCAAAGTGTTGCAACCCAAAATGGTATTTATGTAGTCGGAGATACACCAGTAAGGGCTGATGACTTAGCGGCTGGTGCTGATGCTGCTGGTGCGTTTTCTTTTATAGAACAAGGATCAACTAATGCTGATATTGGTTTTGTTTGTACTTCTAACAAGGGATCTGCTGTTGTAGGAACAAATAGTTTAGCATTTAGTACATTTTCTTCTAGCGGTAACGTAACGGCTGGAGATGGATTAGATAAGTCTGGTAATGAACTAAGTGTTGATCTTAAAGCAAATGGTGGTTTAGTCATTGAATCAACTGAATTAGCTGTTGATTTAGCTGCTAGTTCTATAACAGGAACACTTGCGATTGGCGATGGTGGAACGGGTGCTACAAGTGCAAGTGCAGCTAGAACAGCTTTAGGGCTTGCTATCGGGACTAATGTTCAAGCGTATGACGCTGATTTAGCTAATTTATCTGGTTGTCAATCTGGAGCTTCTGCTGCTTTAGCTGCCTTAACTTCAACTGAAGTGGCGATTCTTGACGGAGCAACAGTAAGTACTTCTGAATTAAACATCATGGATGGTGACACATCTGCGACTTCAACAACTTTGGCAGCAGCAGATCGTTTGGTAATGAACGATGCAGGGACTATGAAACAGGTTGCATTATCTGATTTGGTTACATTTTTAGAAGATGAAAGTGCCTCTAGTTTTGATATAGATGGAGGAACATACTAAATTTAACCATCAGGAGGTCGAACAATGGCGAACACAATTAAATTAAAAAGAGCAAGCGGTAGTGATCCTGGTAATAGTGATCTTTCTGTTGGCGAATTAGCTATACGAACCAGTAATTGTAAATTATTCAGTAAAAATGATGGAGGTTCTGCTGTTGGTGTAGTCGCTGGATCGGCTGATACTTTAACTACAGCAAGAACAATAGCTGGAGTGAGTTTTGATGGATCAGCAAATATATCACTAAATAACAATGCTATTACTAATGGAGCAGGATATTTAGCTGATATTGTCAGCGACACTTCACCTCAACTTGGGGGTGATTTAGATGTTCAATCAAGCAAAATAACCACAGCAACTAGCAATGGAAACGTAAAGATCGAACCAAATGGTAGTGGAGTTGTTGAAGTTAGAGGTGCTGGAGGTAACGATGGTAAATTACAACTAAATTGTTCTGCACAAAGTCATGGAATAAAATTAGCTTCACCTGCTCACAGTGCATCACAATCTTACACATTAATTTTTCCAGATAATCAAATTGCTGCTGATAAATATTTAAAAATAAAAAGCATTTCTGGTTCGGGTTCAACTGCGATAGGTCAAGCAGAATATGCTTCACTTGATGCTAATGATCTTGGAGAAGGCACTGTACCAGATGCTAGATTTCCTTCTACATTACCAGCACTCAATGGATCGGCACTTACAAATTTAAACGGAAGTAATATTGCCTCTGGAACTGTGGCTGCTGCTAGAGTGGCAACTCTTAATCAGGACACAACTGGAAACGCTGCTACGGCTACAGCTTTAGCAACTGCGAGGACTATTGCAGGAGTTAGTTTTGATGGAACTTCTAATATCTCATTAAATAATAATGCTATAACAAATGGTGCTGGCTACATAACTACAGTTGCAGATACAACTATCGCACCTTCCACAATAGATATGGAAGATGATGAAAAAATAAAACTTGGAAATAGTGACGACTTACAAATTTATCATGACGGAACTCGTAATATTGTTGAAGGTACAGGTCAACTAAGATTATGCGGAACTACTAATGTTCTTTTGCGTGCAAGTCCCTTTGGTGATGTAGGTCTTAATTACATAGTAGATGGAGCCGTAGAGCTATTTCACGACAATACAAAGCGTTTTGAAACAACTGCTGGTGGAGTTCTTATCACTGGAAGTTTAGGCACAACGGACACTCTTACTGTTGGTGGTGGTGGTCACATAAAAACTGGTACAGATACAGGTAAGTTTTTTTCTGGTGCTAGTAATGATCTACAAATGTATCACGATGGATCTAATTCTTACCTTGATAATAGTACGGGCGACTTTTTCATTAGGAATGATTCTAATGCGATAAAAATACGACCTAAAAATGATGAAGAATCAATAGTTGCACATGAAAATGGAGCAGTAGAACTTCACTATGACAACAGTAAAAAGTTTGAAACTACAAGTATTGGTACAAAAACAACTGGAGTTTTACAGGTAACTGATGCAACGGATGCTGATACAGGTAATAGAATTTCAGTTGGTACTTCTCAAGACATAAGAATATATCATGTTGGTGGTAATGACTCTTACATTAGAAATTACACAGGTGATTTTTATTTACAGGGTAATAACAGTGGCACTATTGTCAATAATATTAAATTTGAAAATTCTAATGGAGCTACGGAGCTATATTATAATGGCAGTAAAAAGTTTGAAACAACATCTTCGGGGGTAAGCGTTACTGGTGATGTTTTACCTAATGCGAATAATAGTAGAGATTTAGGTTCAAGTAGCTATAGATGGGCAAACTTATACATAAATGATATGCACTTTGCTAACTCTGTAGACAATCCCAATAAAGTTGATGGTACTTGGGGAGATTGGACTTTACAGGAAGGAGAGGATACCATTTATATGTTGAACAACAGAAATGGTAAACAGTACAAAATGAATCTAACGGAGGTTTAACTAATGGCAATTACCTACACTTGGGAAATAAACTCAACTCAATGTAAACGTGATGTATCTGACGGATATTTTACTAATGTTGTTTATCGTGTAAAAGGAATGGATGACACTACAGAAAAAGCTAGAAGAACAGGTGAAATAGTTTTTACTAAACCAGAATCACTACCATCGGGTTTTATTGCTTTTGATACTTCTGCTAAAACACCAGATGCAACAACAATGATAACGTGGGTGAAAGATGCTCTTGGAACTGATGCTGTTGCAGCTATTGAAACAAGTTTAAAAGCAGAAATTGACTTAATAAATACTCCAATACAGGCTTTTGGCACTGCTTTTTAAGTACTGCTAGTATAAGAAAAAAAGTATGAAAACAATTATTGAAAAACAGATCCTTGAATGGAAGGAAGAATTAGCAAAACAAGTAAAAACTAAAGATCAAGCTGAAAGAGTTTTAGCTGAAACTAATAAAACTATTTTGATGATCCAGGGTGGGATACAGGCGAAGGAGATGTTGTTGAAAAAGATCGGGTCATCAGACCAGCCAACAGGTATAGTGGAGCTAGACCAACAATCAACAAAAGCACCATCAGAGAAATAGGTGCTAAAGCCTTTACCAATGCTTCTTTAATCATGTTTCAAAAAATCGCTAACGTCTTAAGTATTGTTTCTTTTCTTATGGTAGCTTCCATGAGTGGTGGAGCATATCTTGGCTACAGATATGTAACATCTGAAAATTTCAAGTCTCAAGTTATGAATGAGATTCTTGGAAATGTACAAGGTGCTATGCCAAAAGTTTTAGATAATGTTATGCCTGAATCAACAGGACCATCTATACCTTTTATTAAAAAGTGAGTGAAATACCTCG